GTGAAACTATCTTGTGTGCTGTCGACCCACGCCCTTGGTGGGAGAATCGTGATTGATTCTCCGCAACATCCGCTGACATTACCCAAATTATTGTCAGTACAGGTCGCAGTAAAACTGAACGGTTCTGTCTCGTTGATTGCCTCCGATTGATTAACCCATTTACCTCCTGTCTTTGTACACCAACTTTCAGGGAGGCCTTGGTCCCACATACCCTGACAGTTGGTCCAACCCTGTATGTGTGAGCAATTGTACATTTCCCAGAACCTGTAGCCATATGCACCACAATACTCACTCCCCATAAAGAGATTGTGCCTGTCCGCTGTCACTACGGTAAACGGTTTCGAGGAGTTAGAGGCCCAATCAAAGAAAGGATTGTTCCATGGGTCGGTCAAAAGGATGTGTGTAACCTGTCTCCGGTCCCATCCGTAAACACCAGCCGGACCATCGTATGGGGTAAAGCCTATGCATCCCCCAGCCACACTAGGGATCCGAGTAATATCAGTTATGTTGGGGAGAGACTGGGAACCCAGCAGTTGTAGTTCTGTTGGCTCGTCCAACAGAGAAACGTTCAGCTTTAACAACAAGCATGAAACCTTCTGATAGGTGAGAGTTGTGCTGTTACCAGGGCCGTCCGGAATACCTCTCGAGACTAACCGGTGAGTTTTCGAGGTAGTGCAATCTGTATCAGAGACATATCCCTTAAAGACACTTTCGGAAATAGGAGACGGGATACCTATCAAACATGTTTGAAAAGGGGAGGTGGCCGACTGTGTAGAGAGGCAGAAATCCGTTTGGCCTGTACGGTTGGCCCATGTAATCCAAAGGTTCCCTGGCTGCTCGAGTAAGTGGACATCAGCTCTTACCCCCGTAACCTCACACAAGACCAAGACACCAATAATGAGAATATAATTAACTCTCGTTGGCAGCAAGGGTGTCTTCTCCGGGTCTTTCTTGCTTGTTGCTGGCGGTTTCTTCTTGGAATCCTTCTTGCTCACCTTCCCAGGGCGCCCAGTCAGAAATGCCTGCAAAAAGAGGGCTCGCCTCATCTTTCTTAGTCACCTCATCCTTTTGGGTGATGTCCGGTTTAACTTTTCGAGAGGGTACCCAAATAACCTTATCAGTGTCCCTGTTTTTCACAGCGGCATAACCTCGTCCCCAGACCAACACGTTCCATCCTTTTTCCCACTCCCCTGTCTCTATTCGTATTTTAACCGGAGGTCCTTCTGTAAGAACCGTAGGTCTCCAATGTTTCTGTATCGGTGTTTTTGTGTTTTCACCACGCTCAAAGTGATTAAGGGCATACATTGCCTTGGCTAATAGTTCCCCCTGTTTGCTGGTGGGGATTCTTTTCATAAAGCCATCCCCCTCCGCAAGCACACGGATCTTATCTTTCAGGAGCCGGTTGGCCCGCTCTACCATAGCTTGACCCTGGGAATTACCCGGAATCCCGGTGGTGTGTGCTATCCCCCATCTCGCGAGCCACTCTCGCGTGGATTTAGACGTGAAGCAGGACCCATTATCTGTTTTTATGGCCTTTGGTCTTCCCAAAACGGCGATAACCGTGGCCCAATGATGTTGTGCAGCAACCGATGTGACACGGCCATGCTGAGTTACGACTATCGCCGATGAGGCGGTATCCACAGTAACAGCGAGCCAGGAACGGGGAGCCATTCTAGGCTCAAGTGTAAAGTCTGTCTGCCATATCTGTAGGGGTCCCAAACCCCTAGGGTTTACCCCGGCCTCCAACGCAGGGGCTGAATTACAATGCGGGCAGGTCTGAACAACCTCCCTAGCCTGCTGCAGAGATATATTACACGCTTTGGATAGCGCGCGGGGTCCAATATGGAGAGCGGTATGGAGATCTTTAGCCTCTCTCAAGGGATACGCTTGAAAGGTGGCTTGGCTATCTGCCACGTCATTTCCTTCTGTGAAAAACCCTGGCACTTCAGAATGACTCCGCACGTGGAGAACGGCGGCCATGGCTGACCTTTGGCTTAACGCATCCTCTAAAATAAAAGCCGCCGCTGTAGACGGGACTCCCTCTTGTCCCATCTTGAGTAACATTTTCGCAACAAACGCAGAGTCAGTCACTACATTAGTGGGCGTTGTCGGCCACAGCAGAAGTGCCATGGCCACAGCGCGTGCTTCCAGTTGTTGTACACTTGCCCCCAAATCAGCTATTTCTTTTATCTCCCACCTTGGGCCCTCCCTCCAGACTACCACCCCCTTATGGGTGCTTGAGGAGGCGTCGGTAAAGACAGTGGGTCCCGGTACAGGGTGATCGGTAACCCTCACTTTCAGAGAAACATGCAGTGGACGCGCAATGTCAAAAATAGATGGCGTGTCACTACTCCTGATTTTTCCTGCAAACCCCCTAAGGGCTAACAGGATCCCTTCCGGGAGCGGAAGATCCTCCCGAAAGCATGCAGGCAACAGGAGGATATCAACCTCCTTGCCAAAGGTTCGCACTGCCGAAGCACGTAGCTTAGTAATCAAAAGAGTGAGCACTTCTAACCAAGCAGTAAACGCCTTGGTGGGTTGGGTGGAGAATAACCACAAACATGGCCTTGGGTGTGTGGACAGTCCCTGTCCCAGGACCCCTATTGCCCCCTGTTCACATCTAGCGACCGCTCCTTCCAGAGGCAGGGCAGGGTCCCATCGTTCCAAGGCAGCAGTGGTACTGAGCTGCACGATCTCTCTCCAGGCCATTTTCATGTCTAGATTCCATTCCCTCGCCTCGTTAGGATCTGACCCTCGTAACTGCTCATAAAAGGGTCCCATCAGTCGAGGCGGGATTCCTAGCGCTGGGCGAAGCCACTGAAGTGACCCCACCAGCTTCTGAACATCCCACAAGGTGGCTATCCTGGGTTCTGCTACCAGGCCTACGGGTGCTGCATACGTACTGCCTAACTTGTACCCAAGATATTGTACTCCGGGCTCCTTTTGGATCTTATCAGGCGAAATGGTGAACCCGGCTCTTTCCAATGTACTGATAACCTCCTCCCCTGCCGCTTCCAACCCATCATGACTTGAGGCGGCTAGCAAAAGATCGTCCATATAATGCAACATGCGCAGAGATGGGTGCTTGAGTCGCAAGGGCTCAAGTATTTGACCCACTATCAACTGACAGATAGTGGGAGAACAGGTCATCCCTTGGGGCAAGACCTTCCATTGGAACCTTCGAGCGGGGGCCTGGTTATTCACGGAGGGGAGCGTAAATGCAAAAGCTTCGCGATCTTGTTCCGCAAGAGGAATAGAAAAGAAGCAATCCTTGAGGTCTAGGACCATCAGGGGCCAGCCACGCGGGAGCGCGGAGAGAACTGGCGCCCCCTGTTGGACGGCCCCAAAAGGAACAAGCTTAGCGTTAACAGCGCGCAAGTCATGCAATAAGCGATAAGACCCGGAAGCCTTCCGGATCACAAAGACAGGTGTGTTCCAGCAACTAAGCGAAGGCTCTATATGTCCTAACTGTAATTCTTTTTCCACTAATTGCGTTAGCGCTACAAGTTTACCTTCAGGAAGGGGCCACTGGTCAATCCACACAGGCGTGTGGTTTGGCTTCCATTTGAGCGGAATAGCCAGATGTAGCGCAACAGTGAAAACAGTGGCCCTCCCTATAAATTTGTCAAGCGGAGCCCTAGGCCCTGCAGACAATCTCTTCCCAGAATACTCCCTCTAACCATAGCCACTGCGGGGAAGAGGAGCAGGGGTCGCTCCAAAGATCCGTCTCGGTTGATAACCCCCAACTCTATCATGTCACGAGATTTTCGCATGGGAATTCCCCCTCCTATCCCATGGATCTGTGGGTTCGCGGTGTCCACCACCGGCCAATCGGCGGGCCAGTCCTCCTCTGAAATAATAGTGATGTCCGCTCCAGAGTCCAACAGCGCGGTGATATACACCGAACGCTGTTTGACCGGATGACTCCCAGTGTTAGTCAGCATGACCCTAACCAAGGGGCGATCTTTATGCTCCATTGCCATCGCTAACGAGACAGCAGGCGGCTCAGGGCCGGGCCACGGCCCCGAAGAGAGACCTCTTCCTGGGCGTTGGCCCTGGTTGCCATCCCGCTTCCTACACTGTTTAGCGTTGTGTCCCATCCCGTCACACAACTGACATCGCTCACGGCTGTTTCCTGACTTTCGTTTTTTCGGGCACTGCGCCTGATAATGTCCCGGGGATCCACAAGTATAGCAGAGCCCTCGGGCACGACCACCCGACCCAGTTTGTCCATCCCTCTCTCTATTGACTACTGCCATAACTAAGGGCTGAATAGCAGACGACATAGCCGCGGCTATGCCTTGATCCGTAAGAGGGGCAGTCTTCTGCCTGTCTAGCACATATTTGATTATCTCTCCTGGGGTGGTCAGCGTGGAGGGTGCTGCCCGTATAAGCTGCTGAATATCTGGCTGTGACTTCTGCCTAAAGCAGTCAATGATCACCGGAGCCCGCGCGGAAGGCGGGAGATCTGACCCCTCAACCGCCTTTATAAGCCGATTGGCAAAATCAACAAAGGGCTCAGATGGTCCCTGCGTGATATCCGCCCACGGACCTGCAGGTTCCGCCAGCCGGGCAACCTCTCTAAACGCCTGGAGAGCCGCCGCCGTAATAGCAACCAATTCCCCCGGTCTTAATAATGCGGCCTGACCCTGTGGGTTGCCCACCATCCCATCAGCTAAACCCTTTAAGCGATCCAAGTTAGTCCGTTCCCCCCGCCCTTGACCGTTCGCTGGGTGTCGGGGGTCGCGAGTGGCTGCCGCTATAACCGTCTGCAATTGGACTCCCCAAGCGTCCATCCATAAGGCATATGGGGCAGGTCCTAAAATAACTCTCATTAGATTCGTAACGTCATGCGGCAGCAGCGGGGAGGACATAAGCGCTTCCATTTCTGCTATAGTGATCGGGGATCGTAAGCCCTTGGTCCTGACCGTATCAGCCAGTCTTGTGATCAATTTTGGCTCCAGAGGGGTCCAGGCAGGTCCCTCTGTCTTAATCACTACAGGCATGGCCACCACGGGCGGACCAGTACTCGCAAGCTCCTCCCTGACTCTTGCCCAATCAGTCAGGGCCGGCCCAGGGGCCAGACCCGCGTGCCCTGGCTCCGCCCTTGGCTGTTCCGCCCCCCGAGGCGTGTCACCTTCCTGGCCCTGCTGCTCTCCCACCCCCGCCAGGGAAGGATACAAACCACTCCCCACATAAGGAGGAGGAGGAGCCGAGGCTGTGGCGCAACTACAGCCAATAGCTGTTCCGCAATGATAGCAGGATGTGCCAACGGTCTTAGGTGTGGCCGTTTCCTCCGGCGCCATCTTCGCATCTCGCTGCGCAGTTGTTTCTCCCACTTCCCCCTTGTCGGTTCGCCGCTCTGTTGCTGGTTTCTCGATACACTCCGGACCTGGGGGAGAGACCCTCCCTCCCCCTAATCCCAACCAAAACTTCGCTTGCTCAGATGTAACCTGTTCCTCTCGAGCTGCCTTCAATGCCCCCAAAACCAATCCCCAGGTTTTTAACTCTCCCGATTTCCCAAGTACCATAGCTCGCTGGGAGAGCGCCGCGGTAATAGGATCCCAGGACCCCGGGGAGTATAAGTCTGAGGGGGACATAAGCAACCCTTCCTTTTGTAACAGGGACAGCATGGCCCCTATTTCCTTCTTAGAAGGAGAGTTTTTCCCGCAATAGGTTTTACACGCGGACGAAATCACCTTTATGACGGCTTCCATACTTGATCCTCCGGACGACCAGAATCACGTCTGGGGCGGATCGCTCAGTCGTTGGGCTTCCTTCCCGTCTTCCAACGACCCTCTGAGTGCTCGGTAGGGTATGTTGGCTCCCTGCAGTAGAGCTCCCTCCGACGCCACTCAGCTTCTGTCCTCCTAAGCCGCAGCCCCCTCTACTAGGGTCATCGCCCGCTCCCCGAATAAGCGAGACGGATGAGGACAGGATCGCCACGCCGTCTGTGGCCGACCACTATTCCCTAACGATCACGTCGGGGTCACCAAATGAAGCCTTCTGCTTCATACAGGTGCTCGTAGTCGTCAGGGAATCAACGGTCCGGCCATCAACCCAGGTGCACACCAATATGGTG